AGCATAGCTCCAGCAAGGAAGCCCTTGCCTTTGACTAACTGTTTTTCTAAGTCGTTGATGCGGTTCGATAGTTGTGAAGTTGTTTCTGTGAGTGACTCAACTTGGTTTCCGAGGTTCTCTACTAGAGTCACGAAACGCCCTGCGTCATAGTCAGACATGGTGGACATGGTTGTTACCCTTTAATGTAGATAGCTATTCCGAAAAGAATACCTAGTGCTAGAATCATGCAGATTCCTACATTGATTCCTAGTGCAATATCTTTCTGTAGCTTGGCTGCTTGCCTAGCTTTCTTCTTAATTACAGCCGCTTCTTCTTCTCTGCGTTGTCTGTGCCATTCGGCCTCAAAGCGAACAAAATCTGTCCAACCATTAAGGCGACTCTTTTTCATATGCCACTCAAGATTAGCCCTTTGGATTCTTTGCTGCTCTTGGAAATTCCAACATTCTAAGGCTGTGCCTCTGCTTGAACTGTCGCCAGCTTTTTTCTGTACTTCATGTGTCGCTGAGAAATAGTCCGTAAGTTGGCTACCCATATCGTAGATGGACTTGCCATTTTTGAATGCAGTCGAGACTACCTTATACAGACTATTGGCAAGGGCGATTTCCGCTAACATAGCCATAACCTCCTGCTATATTCTAGGGTTTCGTAAGGTTTGGTTGAGGGTTGTACTACTAGATATTCGATGGGCTTCTCTGCCACCACAGGTTCGACAATTAAAGCCTTCCCTTCTGGCAGCAAGGAAGTGCTTTGGTGAACTAGGGGCAGTCCAACAGGACTAGACCACATCTATTGAGTAGGTGTGAATGAGAATTGTTGTTCAGGCCAACTTAACCATCCAGTTAGAATAAACTTATCTTTGGTGTATACAGGGTTACCCCTGTGGGTATGAGTGAACATAGCGGGCCATATTACTAAATCCCCTTTCTTAGGCTGTATTCTCAGCTTTTGATATAGGAACTCAGTCTCACCTTCTCCTTCAGGAATATCATTTAGATATAACATCCAAACTAACATGCGCCTCATAGGGTCAGCTTCTTTTTCAAAGTGCTTCGTACCGCCACGCTCAGAGTGGAAAGAATAAAATCCACCACTTCTTTCTGCTTCTGACTTCTGTAGTTGCATACCCTCTAATTCCTGTTTTGGTAATACACTACCTAACTCATCATTGTTGTATATCTCTGCATACTTCATAACCATAGCCGCAGCTTTTTTGTAGTATTTCAGCTTTAATGCTGTAGATTCTGGGCTATCAGTTTCCAATGCTAAGTCCAAACATAATAGAGAATCATTTCTTAATCTCATTAGGTTCATGTCATAGCGACAAACATCCTCATTAGGTGGTCGGCTAAAGTTATCCCAATCACCTATTAAACTTTCACACCATGTGTCTTCTATTACATTGGGGTAAACACTTATAAAATTACGCAAGTCACCTTGGCCCAAGTGTAATTGCAGCCCTTGCTTCGGCTCTTTTAGCTAAAATATCCATAGGTATTGCAGTACCTATTTCAGCCTTTCGTGTGATGTACCAATCTGTATTCACTAGATATTCTCGTGAGTCTAGGTTCAATTGTGCTTCTGCATCAACTTCAACAGCATCAATAAAAGTGTTAACTTCTTCCTTCTGTGCATCTGTTAACTGGACAATTTCGTTTTCTACAATGATTTTTCCCATGTCAATGAGAAAGTCAAACATTAGAGAATTGTATTCAAATGAAAACTCAGGCTTTGTGCTAGATTCTAAAACTGTGTCGCCTCTAAAAATTTGACACTTATTAGTTTCAAATAGTAATGCTCGCATTTACTTTTCCTTTTAAAATTAAGTTGTTATTTGTCGGTTTACGTTCTGGTTTTGATAGGCAGAAGTGTCCACCCAAGAAGAAGTAACCCAAGACCTTTTAATACCAGTGCCATTCCAACCACTGTAAGTATATATCCCGTGTGTGCCGCTAACTCCACCTACACCTGACCATTGCCTTATGTGTCGCCACACGTTATTACGAGTTTGATAGAACGAATACCATGAGTTAGTGCCAGACCTGTTTCTATATTCGTAATTAGTAGTGTTTTGTGTATAGCCACTAGATACCCACACGCTTATGGTGACTACCTTGCTCTTGCCGTGGAACTGGGAGAAGCTAAACTGACCACTTGATGAAAGTCCTGTTACTCCTAAACCAGCCAAGGGGTAATACTCCGACAAAGAATGGGAGCCATTGCCCCCAAACTCTGCCGCTATCTGTGAGAAGCTTATTGCTCCTGAACTTTGTAAAGCCATATCATTCCCCTACCATATCCATAAGAGTTTCAATCTGAACTTGTTGCTCTTTGATTGCTTCAATAAGGAGTCCAACCACGTTTCCATAAGCTACAGACTTAAATCCATCTGCATTATTAAACACAGCTTCTGGTAGAACCTTCTCTAACTCTTGTGCAATGACACCTGTGCTGCGCTCTGCATTCATATCAAAGGTGACACCACGAACATTAAGGACTTTACTTAGCGCATCAGGGATTGTTTCAACGCTGCTTTTGAGGCGTTCATCTGAGTAAGCTGTGATGTTGCCTGTAGCTGTAAAACTACCTGACAAGTTATTACCACTGCTTGATAAGTTCCCAAGACCTACTTCGGATGGACTATTAATGTCACAATTAAACGTAGTACCAGACAGAGTAATTCCTGTGCCACCAGTGTATGTAGTGTTGGTGTCAGGAGCAGCAGCGATAGCCGCAGTTACAAACTCTGTGGTAGCTATTCTAGTAGTGTTGTTTCCAGCAGATTGCGTAGCGGTAGTTGGACTTCCAGCAAGTGCTATATTGTCAACAATATGTTGAGTAGCAATTAAATCATTTGCGATACTGCCAGCATTGATACGTGCAGCAGGAATAATACCAGAGGTAAGACTTGCACCAGATAAATTGGTTAAGTCTGCTGTAGTCCAAGTCATAACTCCCGAACCATCAGAAGTCAGGAACTGACCAGTGTCTCCGTTATTGGGAGGGAATACTAAGGTATAACTTGCAGAAGCAGAGTGAGGTGGAGACTTCAGTTTAATGCCGTGGCTGTTATGCTCACAGTTTAGCTGAATGTATCCGTCTGTAACTCCAGAGGTTCCCTTCGCTTCTAGGCTAGGTACGGATGCTGTAGACACTAGGTTGATGTGCTGTACACCGATTAAGTCATTCGCAATACTACCAGCAGCTATACGGGCAGTAGGAACTGTACCAGAGGTTAAATGTGTGGCAGATAATGAAGTTAGGTCGGGGGCAGGAACTAAAGCTGTTATGTCAGCCGCAGTTCTTGGTATAGCAAAACCACCCACAGTGGAACCATCGTGAACTACGAGGGTATCTTTGGTCGTGTCCACAGTTACTTCACGCACAGCACCAGTGAACGCAGCATGTTCAGCAGTAGTACCGCCTCGTAGTTGTAATCTTTTACTCATGTTTATAGACCTCCAAAGTCTAGCTGTAGGTTAGAACCCGATATGGTTCCTACGTTTGTCATGTTGTTGTTCTGAGCATCTAAAGCACCACCTAATTGTGGCGTTGTGTCAGCTATAAGCGAGGCAATACCAGCAGAAATATTTTCCCAAATAGAGCCTGTGTAATATTTCAAAATGTTAACTGTTGAGTCATACCACAAGTCACCAGCACTTGGCCCAGCAGGGGCAGTTGCAGAGATTTTGTATTCTTCAGAGAACGTATTAATGTCTGCAAGATTAGCAGCGACTGCGTTTACATTGGTTATGGAACCGCCCACCAAGTTCACGTTAGCTATTGAACCAGCAGCTAAGTTTATGTTGGCAGAATTTGATACAGCACTATTAATGTTTGCTTCATTACTGACAGCACTATTAATGTTAGAAGCATTAGCTACAGCACTATTAATGTTAGAAGAGTTTCCAGCAACACTTGTGATGTCTGCTTCATTTCCTACAGCACTATTAATGTTAGATGCATTAGCAACAGCACTATTAATGTTAGATGCATTAGCAACAGCACTATTAATGTTAGCTGCGTTAGCAACAGCACTATTAATGTTAGCTGCGTTACCCACTGCATCATTAATGTTAGAAGCATTTCCTACAGCACTGTTGATGTTGCTTGAATTACCAGCTACTGAATTCACATTAGCTATATCACCAGCCACAATAACTACATTAGCTATATCACCAGCCACAGTCCTCACTTCAGTAATGCTTTCACCTACAGCAGTGATGTTACTGCCTGTACCTGAAGTTACTGCGGAAGTGATTAGGCCCATGTCCTCAATGTATACAATGTCACCAGCAACAACATCAATGGCTGCTTGGTTAGCTGCTGTCGGTGCGGTAGCTGCCCATGTGTTTGTGCCAGTGCTGTATGCACGTAACTCGTTGTTAGCTGTGTTCCACCATAAGTCACCAGAGTCTAGTGAATCTGTAGGTGCTGTATTGGTTACCCGATACTTATTAGCAAAGCTATTCACACTAGCCATGTTACCAACTAAGGTGTTTATGTTAGCTGTGTTGTTTGCAATAGCAGTTACGTTAGCATCGTTATTTGCAACAGTAGTTACATCACCACTAATATCAGCAAGAGTAGAAATATCAGAACCATTACCAACAAGTGCGTCAATGTCACTAATCGCTGCAAACACGTTATTTATATTAGTCTGGTTGTTTGCAACAGCAGTTACATTAGCTGATATATCTGCAACAGTAGTTACATTAGCTTGAATAGCAGCTAGGGTATTCATGTCAGAAACTACATCAGTAGTTCCTAGAATTACCATATCAGCAACAGCAGAGGCTGCACCTAGCAATCCAATCTCAGTAGCTTTAGCAGCCACAACTCCAATGTCTGTTGCATCATTTGATACAGCAGTAACATCAGCACTAATTCCAGACACAGTATTGATGTGTACTTGCTCAGTGTTAGTAGGCTTTAGTGTTTCCCATACAGAACCTGTCCAAGCGTACATACGAGATGATGCGCTGTTCCAATATAAAGTGCCCGTTGCTAGAGCATCGTTATCATTATCAACAGTGGGTGCTGTGGCAAAAGAGCCTAAGAACCTATC